AGACAAAGGATAAATGATTGGTTTGTTTGCTACAACATGTCCCTTTCCGATTTCGGGGATTTCCCCTTCTGAAACTGGGGAATTTTGTTTCCGATTCCGGGTACTTTTATTTTACGCTACACAGTCCGGACATTGCTATTGGTGTAGACAAAGGCGGTGCAGGTGACCAGGGCATGATGTACGGCTATGCTACCAATGAGACGCCGGAACTTCTACCTATCCCCTTCGTGGTGGCTACTAGGTTTCTACAGATCTTGAAAAGCCATCCGAGTCGGATGCTTCGGGCAGATGCAAAAGCACAGGTCAGCTTCGATTACGACACGGGAAAGATCACGACTTTCCTATGCTCGGTTCAGCATAGTCCGGATGTGGACCCTGCGGACTTTCGGCACATCATCGAGAGCATCATGGTACTAGCCGCATGTGAGAACGGACTTAACACAGACTTTGAAAAGCTGATCAATCCGACCGGACGATTTGTGATCGGCGGCAGTTTTGCGGATTGCGGCGTAACCGGCAGGAAACTTGCCTGTGATACTTATGGCGGAGTCGGTCGAATTGGCGGTGGCGCTATGAGCGGGAAAGATCCCAGTAAGGTCGATCGTTCCGGAGCATATATGGCACGGAAGATCGCGAGGGATATTGTACTTGCTGGATATGCCAGTAAATGCGAAGTCCAGATAGCATACGCTATTGGTGTTGCAGAACCTGTTTCCATATTTGTGGAGACATTCGGTACAGAACACGAGGATCGAAGATTCATTGAGCAGTACATCCGTGAGAGCTATGACCTGACACCTAAAGGTATTATCAAAAGGCTTGGCCTATTGGACGTGGACTATAACAGGGTCAGCGCCTATGGCCACTTTGGGAAGAAAGACCTTCCCTGGGAGCAGTGATGCCTAGTCGTCCGAAAACGCCTTGCAAGCATCCCGGCTGCGCTGCGCTGGTTCCCTATGGAACGAAATACTGTGAGACACATAAGCCAATGCATCCGGAAGAAGTGCGGAGTGCAAGTAGTCGAGGCTATGGTAGCGCTTGGCAGAAAGCCAGGAAGCATTACCTTGAGGCCCACCCACTGTGTGTAGAGTGCATGAAGGAAGGCAGGTATGTGAAGGCAACAGACGTCGACCATATCGTTCCGCACCGTGGTGACCAAAAGCTCTTCTGGGACCGGGGCAACTGGCAGGCCTTGTGCCACCGGCACCACAGCATAAAAACGAGGAGAGAGGACGCACGCCCCACATATAGCTATTGATAAATGATCCACATGATGGCTCTATTTTTTTTCTGCCAGCTGTCATATAATTTTTATATTATTTGACCAAGCAGAAAGGAGCAGTTGTGGCAAGCACAAAAGTATATTTTTATCGTGTAGACCTTTGCAATACAAAAAACGAACATGAGATAGAGTATGATGGGAATCTGCTTAGAAATACAATAGATGCCTTAATAGAACGAAAGGGTAAAAGACAGGACGGCTTCATTTCAATTGATATTTCTCCAACGAGAGAGACTACAAATCCCAAGCCTAAAGAAACGTTAGATTTTTTCCAGGATGATGTTTATATTTTTGGAAGGCTATGTAAGAAAAAGCCTAATAATCAGATTATCAAGAGAAATTATGAGACGCTTTCTGCGGATTCGGTTTTTCAACCGCAGGAGGAAGTATCTCTCGGAATCGAGGAATATAGCTTCTTTTTGTTAGATCCTACAACAGGTATATTATTGATGGCAACAAAGCAAGGAGCACCGACCCAGAGAGCACTTACTGCTTTATCGAAAACATTTGAATTAGAAATCATGATGACATTTAAAGAGATTCCTAATAATGACGGGGTCCGATTGTTTTACGAATCTTCTTCGCCGGAAATCAGCAGAATAACTGTTGAATTACCCACCCCAGATGCGGAGTTCCTTCAAAGGGTATTAAAGCTTCCAGATGGCGAGATAATGGAGATGCTTAAAGATGGTGTAGCTCATGTGGATTTGGTATTAAAACCCGAACCGAGAAACGCAATGCTGAAAGGAGCGCAGACAGTTAAAGGAGCCATAACCCATCTTCAAAGATATTTGCCGGGATTCGACAAAGCTGTCGTAAGAGGAAAGTCGAATTCATTTAAAACAAGAGATTTTGATCTAAAAGAGCAGTTTTTCTCATATACAATAGATGTGTCAAAGACTCATATCGTAGGCGGTCAAACTGTAAGTTATCGACTTGAGGAAATCGTGGATCAGTATAAGACCGCAATGCACAATGCATATGAAACCAACCGTGGTTATATATTACATCTAGCTGGTCGCTAGGAGAGAATAATGAATAAACGAGATTACCTTTTCCGTATAGCAATCGTTGCTGTGGTTAGTTTGATACTCAGTTTTATGAGACAGATATTACAGATATCAATTGTACCGATGCCACAAGGTGATACGGTTAATTATCATATTCAAGTACTCACGATAAGTTCTGTATTTTGTGGATTTTCTTTAACCAACCTAACGTTGTTAATCGAAGTCCACAGCGAAGAGATTGTGAAAAAACTTGAGAACACAGACATTCTCCAGAAACGTAATATACGAATTAGTTATTCTATAATGTACGGTGCCATATCTGCGTTTATAGCAGTGCTTTGGGTATTGCGAGTCAATAGTGGGCTTATTACAAAGATCATTGGAATAGGCGGGGCAAGTTTCCTAAAGGATTTTCTATTCAACGTTGAGATTGTTTCGCTGTTGCTTTGCATTATATACTTTATGATTTCAAGCAAGAACATGATTGAACTAGTAAGTATAATTCATAAACCTCAGAAAAAGATGACAGACGAGGAAGTTAAGAAATATCAAGAAAAACTACACGGAAAGGATTGACTATACCCCAGGGGCGGTTCACTTCTCTACGGTGAAGTACCCACAGACCGCCGCCCCCTCTTCTTCTAAAATCCGCGAAATTGTAAGGGGCCTACCCCTTGCCGGGCGGCCGGACCTGGAAAATGTACCAGGCTGTGAGCATGAAAAATCGCGGATGTTCCTTGCTTTTATCGGGGAAAACGGCTGCTTTGCCATGAAATCAAACCTGTGCCTATTTCGTCACAAAATCGCATCGTAAACAGTGTGAAAACCGTGATGGAACGGGCCTTTTCTTATGCCAGGGTGGCCGAAACACGATATTGCTGCTGGGCGGGAGGCACGTGTGTGAAACAAGAACAGAAAGAAGTGATCCGTTCCCTCCGGCTGCAGGGCTGGGGTTACAAGAGAATCGCGAAAGAGCTGAAGCTCAACCGGAATCAGGTGCAGCTTTATTGCCAGACCCATGGCCTCGGCGGACAGGGTGAGCTGGTGAAGCTGAACCTGCCTATTTGGTATGAGAACAATGACCGCTGCATTATCTGCGGCGAAAAACTCAGCCGGAAACAGCGCGGCAGAAAAAAGCGGTTCTGCTCCGGGAAATGCCGCACGAAATATTACAGAGCAAAGAAACAGGAAGAGGAGGAAACCGAATGGCTGTGAAAGAGACACTGGAGGATAGGCTGGACGCGGTACTGGACGATCCGGTCAATCACCCCAGTCACTATACCAGCTCCAAGATCGAAGTGATCGAATACATCCTGGATCACGGCTTCGATTATCTACTTGGCAACGTGGTCAAGTATGTGAGCCGGGCCGGGCTCAAAAGCAAGAACACGGAGATTCAGGATCTTGAGAAAGCCAGATGGTATCTGAACCGGAAAATCGAACTTCTGAAAGCTGCGAAGGGCGGTGATGAGACATGACCCTGATCGAGGGATTTGTGAAAGATGAGATCTTTATCGACTTTGGAGCCGATGTTCTGTATGGGAGCAATCAGTGCAATCTCTCATACCCTTGCCGGTTTCCAACCGTGACCTTCCAGCTCATGGTGACGAATGGACTATCTCAGATCGCGGATCGCATCCGTAAGGACCTGGGCTTTGTGCCGATGCATCCTATGGATGAGTACACCGATGACACCTGTGGTACCGATGGCTGGTACGACTTCTACATCGGTATCAACGGGTATGCGGAGAATCGCATGGACAGCTGCATCGAATTCGTGGCGGTGAACAGCAATTCGCCGGATGACGAGGAGCGCTACAGCATTGACCTGACGGAAGAAGAGCAGGCAGCTGTGTTTACCTGCCTCGATGCGCAGTGCCAGAAGCAGCTGGGTAAATCCTGTGAGGACCTGCTTGCCGAGGCACGAAAAGAAATGGAGGAGGATGGAAGTTGAAAATTATCAAGCGGGACGGAAGCGAAGTCCCCTATGACTACCGAAAAATCTACCGGGCGATCGAAGCCGCCAATGATGATGAGGCAGACGAGGACCGGTTGAAAGATACACACATCGATTCGATTGTTGGAAACATTGAGCGCCGGTGCGAGGCACTGGGCAGGAGTGTTGGCGTCGAAGAAATCCAGGACATGGTGATCGATGAACTGGATCGGGCCGAAGCGCACAGACTTGCCAGGCATTACAGCGACTACCGGCCCCGACACGAGCTTCTTCGGAAGCAGAACAGCACCGATGCCAAGATCCTGGCACTGCTTCGGCACGATAATGAACTAGCAAAGCAGGAGAATGCCAATAAGGATCCGATCATCAACAGCACCATGCGGGATTACCTGGCCTCAGAGGTTTCCGAGGATATTTGCCGGAGATACATCTTTCCAGAGGATGTGATTAAAGCCCACGATGAAGGTATGATCTATATCCACGACCTGGGATACGTGTCCGGACCGATCAGCAACTGTGAGCTGGTCAATCTGGAAGACATGCTCCAGAACGGAACGGTCATCACCGATACCCTGATCGAGAAGCCGCACAGTTTTTCGACTGCCTGCAACATCGCAACCCAGATCATCGCGCAGGTTGCCAGCAACACCTACGGCGGACAGACAATTTCCCTTGCACATTTGGCTCCCTTCGTGGATGTGAGTCGCCAGAAATATAAAACAGAGCTCCGGGAGGAGTTCTCGGCGATCGGTAAGGAAGCTACAGAAGAGGACATCATCCGCATGGCGGAGATGCGTGTGCGTAAGGAAGTCCAGCGGGGCATCCAGACCATTCAGTATCAGATCCAGACGCTGCTCACCACAAACGGACAGACGCCTTTCGTCTCAGTATTCATGTATCTGGATGAGGTGCCTGCCGGTCAGACGAGAGATGACCTGGCGCTGATTATCGCCGAAACATTGAAACAGCGGCATGAGGGCATCAAGAATGAAGTGGGCGTGTGGGTCTCCCCCGCATTCCCGAAACTGATATATGTTCTTGACGAAGATAACATCACCGAGGATTCGCCATACTGGTATCTGACGGAGCTGGCCGCGAAGTGCACATCCAAGCGCATGGTGCCGGACTACATCAGCGCCAAGATCATGAAACAATTGAAGGGTGATGTGTATACCTGCATGGGCTGCAGGGCGTTTCTTACACCGGATACTGTCGGGCTGAATCCCGACGGCAGTCATAAATATTATGGCCGTTTCAACCAGGGAGCGGTGACCATCAACCTGGTGGACGTGGCTTGCAGCGCGGAAGGAAACGAAGATAGGTTCTGGCAACTGATGGAAGAGAGGACGGAGCTCTGCCACAAGGCACTGCGCATCCGGCATGAAACGCTGCACGGGACACCTTCGGATGTCGCGCCGATTCTCTGGCAGCATGGCGCGATCAGCCGTCTTGCCAAAGGCGAAAAGATCGACCGCCTGCTTTACGATAACTACAGTACCATCAGCCTCGGCTATGCCGGTCTCTGCGAGTGTGTGTACCGTATGAAAGGGTGCAGCCATACTGACCCTGCTGGACATCGCTTCGGCATTGAAGTTATGAAATTCCTGAACAAGAAAACTGCACAGTGGCGGGAGGCTGAGAATATCAGCTACTCTCTGTACGGTACACCGATGGAGAGCAGCACGTATAAGTTTGCGAGATGTCTGCAGCGCCGGTTCGGAAAGATCCCGCATGTGACGGACAAGAACTACATCACCAACAGCTATCACGTTCATGTGACAGAGGAGATCGACGCTTTTTCCAAGCTCGCCTTTGAGGCTGAGTTCCAGGCGCTCTCTCCGGGCGGCGCGATCAGTTATGTGGAAGTTCCCAACATGCAGTCCAATATCCCTGCGGTGCTCTCTGTGATGCGGTTCATCTACGACAACATCATGTACGCCGAACTGAATACGAAGAGCGATTACTGTCAGGTCTGCGGCTATGATGGGGAGATCAAGATCGTGGAGGAAGACGGGAAACTCCTGTGGGAATGCCCGAACTGCGGCAACCGGGATGAGCGACGGATGAATGTCTGCCGACGTGTGTGCGGCTACCTTGGGACGAACTTTTTCAATCAGGGCAGAACGCAGGAGATCGCTGAGAGGGTTTTGCACTTATGAATTACTGCGGCATCAAAAAGACGGATATTGCCAACGGTCCGGGCGTGAGAGTCAGCCTGTTTGTTTCCGGCTGCCGGAACCATTGTCCTGGATGCTTTCAGCCGGAGACCTGGGATTTCGCCTATGGCGAGCCCTTCACGAAGAAAACCGAAAAAGAACTGATCAGAGCCCTGCGTCCCTCGTGGATACAGGGCCTTTCCATACTCGGCGGTGATCCCATGGAACCGGAGAATCAGAAAGCGCTCCTTCCGTTTCTCAAACGGCTAAGGCTTATGTGTCCGGACAAGGATGTCTGGCTCTATACTGGATACCTGTATGAGGACGTTAAGGATGCGGAAATTCTGAAATGGGTGGATGTCATCGTGGACGGTCCATTCGTGGAAGCCAAGAAGGATATTTCGCTGGCTTTCCGGGGTAGTAATAACCAGCGGATCATCCGGCTGAGAGGAGATAGTGCATGACGGAGGGAAAAGTGATCGACCTTGCGACGGTCATCGGAGTGTATCCGCTGTGCAATACCGGCGCGGTGCTGGTTCACGCGATTGACTACGGTGAGGATAAGATTCTGGCAAGCATCAACGGAATAGATCCGGAATGGTGCTGCATGAAAGAAGAGTATATGGAGGTCACCGGGGAGACAGAGCTTGGCTTTTCTCTCGGTGATCTTTTTATTCCATTCTGTGAAGTGATGAGATTTTACGGAGGTGGCGGATGAAGAAAAGCGCTGAGCTGAAAATCCTGCCGGTATCGGTACTCAAACCGGCGGAATATAATCCCCGCAAGAAGCTGAAGGCAGGGGATAAAGAGTACGAGAAAATCAAGAACAGCATCGAGGAGTTTGGCTTTGCGGATCCCCTGGTCGTGAACAGCGACATGACGATCATCGGCGGCCATCAGCGGTTGACCGTCGCCATGGACCTTGGATACACCGAAGTGCCCTGCGCTGTGGTGGACATCGATAAAGTCCGGGAGAAAGCGCTGAACATCGCGCTGAACAAGATCACCGGTGCCTGGGATGACGACCTTCTGGCCCAGCTACTGGAGGATATCCAGAACAGCAATTTCGATCTTGGGAAGACCGGTTTCGATCCGCCTGAGATCAATACCCTATTCAATAAGCTCCATGACAAGCAGGTCCATGAGGATGACTTCGATGTAGACGCGGAATTGAAGCAGCCGGTATTCTCAAAGCTCGGTGACCTGTGGCTTATTGGAAAGCATCGGGTGATCTGCGGCGACAGTACCGGTGAGGAAATATACACCCGTCTGATGGATGGCGATCTGGCCAACCTCGTGCTGACGGATCCGCCCTATAACGTGGACGTCGAGGAGACGGCCGGAAAGATCATGAACGACAACATGGGCGATCAGGAGTTTTATAACTTCCTGCTTTCCGCCTACCGCTGTATGAATGCCAACCTGGCGGACGATGGGAGCATTTATGTTTGGCATGCGGACACGGAAGGGCTGAATTTCCGGAAGGCTTTTAAGGACGCTGGCTTCTATCTTTCCGGTTGCTGCATCTGGAAAAAGAACAGCCTGGTGCTTGGCCGGAGCCCCTATCAGTGGATTCATGAACCCTGCCTGTTCGGCTGGAAGCAGAAGGGCAAGCATCAGTGGTATTCCGACCGGAAGCAGACGACCGTGTGGGAATATGATAAGCCCCGCTCCAGCAAGGATCATCCGACTATGAAGCCGGTGACGCTCATGAGCTATCCGATCAAGAACAGCACCATGACAAACGGCATCGTGCTGGATCCCTTCCTCGGCAGCGGCTCCACGCTGATTGCCTGCATGCAGACCGACCGTATCTGCCGGGGCATTGAACTGGATCCCAAGTTCGTGGACGTGATCGTGAAACGGGCGATTCAGGAAAATGGCGGCAAGTACGATGATGTCTATGTAATCCGGGATGGACAGAAGCTCCGCTTTGACGAGGTGGCGACCTTTGAGCCCCAGGAGGAGGGAGCATGAGAGTAGAACTGATCGCTTGCACACCGTACGCTTCTGCTATCTGCTGTGATGCAGCAGCGGTGTGTACAGATTCAGATAATGGATACCGGTCCTTGCAGCATTCCTTGTCTTCCGGACATGAGTCCGTGCTGGAGCACGCTATGTTTACCTTCCGCGTGGAAGGCATCAGCCGGGTGACGCTGGCGCAGCTGACCAGACACCGTCTGGCGAGTTTCTCCGTCCAGTCTCAGCGCTATGTGAAGCTGGACAACCCGGAGCTGGTGATTCCGAAAAGTATCCAGGAGTCTTCCTTTTCAGCGGAAGCCCAGAGCGCGATGCACTATTGCCTGAACCTGTATCAGCGGATGCTGGATGCAGGGATCCCGGCGGAGGATGCGCGGTATGTGACCCCGCAGGCGGTTCCGACCACGCTCATCATGACGATGAACGTAAGAGAGCTGAGGCATTTCTTTTCCCTTCGCTGCTGCAACCGAGCACAATGGGAAATCCGACAGCTGACGGATGAGATGCTGAGGCTCTGTAAAAAGACAGCGCCGACGCTTTTTGAAAATGCCGGTCCGGGATGCATTCAGGGCGGCTGTCCTGAGAAACGTTCCTGTGGGAATCCAAGAAAGAAAAACGAGTGGGACTAAGATCTCACACTGAAACCGTCAAACCGATCAAGGGAGAAGTCAGTTTTCTCCTGCCTGCCAGAGGGAGATGAAGATGAAATATGTGTTGATCGTTTTGATCCTGCTTCTGGTGGTTTCTTTCGTCAGCTTGATCGCCGGGGCTATCATCGCAAACTCCGGTACGGATGTGGAAGAAGAGCGCCGAAAGGATGATGAAGCCCAGATCGAGTACCTGAAGGAATGGACCCGGAAGAAGCAGGAAAAGAAAAAACGCTCCTGATTGTCCTATGTGCCGTAAGGCTCCAGATGAGTTTTGTCGATATCGACAAATCTGCATTTACTTACAGATTTGTTGAAGAAATGACTTTACTTTTGGGGCCTTTAGAGTGATCACCAATGAAATGGATTTTCACAGGTAGGAATGAAACTGTGGCCCTTATCCGCTATACTGAAAATACAGGGCAAGATCGACATACATCTGATTCTCAGAAATCGTGAGTGATCA